CATTTCTGGTGCGTGTAGTTGGTCTTGCGTTACTGCGTAGCAAGGCATACGCATCTTTGGATCGAAATACTTTTGGTCTTGCGCTTCATATCCGTGCATCCAGCCCACGATATTGGCAGTGTAATGGGAAGGCAAAGTAACCAGCAGGTACTTACGCTCAGGGTTATCATCGGGAACGATGAGCAACTTGCCTGTTTGATAGGCAGTAGTGCGCACCTCAAACTCACCCACATCACCATCTTTGCGAGCCTCAAACAAAGAGAACGGAAACTTATCCTGCCATCTAGCAATAGCAATTTCTCCCAAGCAACCGCTAATCTCTCGGGCTACCTGCTCTACCCATGTAGGAGCAGCACCACGACTAGCGTCATTGCCTTTGGCACGATTGTAATTAAATCTAGATACCGCCTCGGTGGTAGCGTAGGCTACATCTCCAGGGCTAAGTTTGATTTCAATCATAAATTTTTTGCCCATCTCTGTTTAGGGTTAATGGGTTGATCTGTTCTGTTAATTACTCCATCATTTCTTTTCCATTGTCCGCCAGCTGTTAATCCTTCCAGTATCCAACCACTAGCTTTAAGACTTATTCCTGGCTCGTTATCAAGAATATAAGTTTGTATTTTTTTATATCCCATTTCTTTTGCAATTCTGGCGCAAGCTCCGTACAACATTGAACATCCATTTTTTACACCATTTGTGCAAAGTCTAGTGACTTCTGCCGTTAATCCATTATCAGAGCCTCTGGCAACTGGCCTGCCGACTATTGCAACTCCTACAATTTCACCTTCATCCATTAAACCAATAGACCATTTATGTCCTTGAGATGGTTTATGATGTCTATGCTGCTGAAATATAAATTCATTAGCCGACTTTAATGTAATTGGCACTATTACCAACGCCAGACTTTCCCATCAACGGTAAAGGAATTCTTGACAATAGGAACAAGTTGGGGCATGACATTCTTTCCATCTACATGGAGAATGCCAAAACCCTTGTTCCAAGTAAACAAACCAGCCTTAATATACTTGGCGTACTTGTAATCCATTAAGTTACCTAATTCCATGCCCCACACGGTACGAGTCTTGCCCGCATAACCCTGCGTATGATGAGTCAAGCCCATGCGGTGCGTATGCCCACAGGCTACGCTCATGCCTGCTCGCTTAGCTAATCCTAAAGCGGTAGCGCCAGCGGTAGGTTGCACATTGCCCTCATCGCCATGCATCAACAGCCAACCTGGCGCTATCTCAAACGGATCATGGTGGTACTCAATGCCCAAGTCATCAAGGCGTAGGAACTGCTCAATCTCTAGTTCAGGTAGCCCAAGGAATCCAGGAACCTTTGATTTAATCTTATTGTATAGTCTATCTGAGTGATTACTGCGAACCATATGCTCAACAGTTAGATCCTCAAGTAACTTAACGGTAATGTCGCGGTGTCTACCTAAGTCGCGTTGCCACTCACCTTCTCCGCCCTCTTCCCAACGACTGATCTGGGGAAAGTCAATCTCATCTCCGCAGGTTGCTACTACATCTGGTTGATATGCCCTGATGAATTTCTTAATGGCATTAGTTGCGCCAATGTCATGGAATGGAGCTTGTAAATCTGAGAGGATGAGGATAGTTTTCATTGCTTAGGCCATTTGCCCTTCTGAACGAGGATACCAATTACGGCGTAGTTGGCTAGGTCTTTGAATGAATCCTCAATGGATTCAAAGTTAGGCTTTGATTCCTTGCTAAACAAATTCTTTAGTCGTTCGAACTTATCGCCAATGCGTACTAGCAGTCCGTTGATAGGTCCACCATGGGCATTGTTGATATTGCCTGGGCCGTAGTCCAGCTGCTTGGTGATAAGCAAGTTGCCTATGTCATCCATTACTTCCCAAACTGCCTCGGCAAAGGTTTGCTCTAGAATTTTCTTACCTTGCGAACCGTAGGCAGGCTTACGGTTATTTGGTCTTTGCTCGGCTGGATAGAGACAATCACAAAACCTTTGTCCTTTAACAAAGCAATCGAAGCAAGCATCGTTTCCGACATCTTTTCCACTCATACCTCAACCTTCCTGACCCATATAGATATATTGTTTTGTATCAGCATTAAGTTCATAATAATACACTATCTTGCGTCCGTCTTGTAAGGTTTGTACCATTTCTATAGTGTCTAGTACCCAAAACATATCGGGAACTAATGACCCATCTTTAGGTCCACCTATAAAAGTTGGCATACCTTTCATTTATTTGCTTGTCCAAATACTATTGCTGGCTCTGCTGTGTTGGAGTCATACTGGCTAGCAATCTTAATAGCTGTCTTGATCTGGCTGATGGCTTCATCTACATTCTTGGCCTTGGCATAGGCGTTAAGTGCGCCATAGACATAACTAGCACCCGTGCCACCAGCATAGATACCACGCCTATCTCTAATCCAAGTCCAGTCCGCATCCATGGAATAGATAGTCGTACCTACTGCGACAAGCGCTACGCTTCCTAGTTCTTTGTCCACCGTGTAGTTCAGATCCTCATACTCTGCTTTCCACATAGGTATTAGTTCAGTAGTAAAGAACTTGTCGGTAGCCTCAACGGTGGCAAAGGTCTGTAACTTGGGAAACTCAAAGGAATACTGGGCGATTTGGGCTACTCTGAAGTCACCAGCCACAGCAACGATGTACCCATTTTTCCGAAAAATTTTTCCAGCATTTTTGGGAAGCTCGATTATAGTGCTATCGTCAACCACTCGACTGTCAGCGCCAATGACTGCCCAGCCATTGCCCTGAATGCCAGCCAGCGTTGTCATTCGGTACCCGAATAGTAGATGGCTTTATTTTCTGGGCCATAGCGGCAGACTTCTACCAAAGGATAATCAAACTGACCTTGCATAAGGTTGAGGCGGCGATGCCCACCAGCCTCGATGTCGCCAGTGTTGGTTTCAGTCCAGTCGTTGCAAATCAAAGCGTAGCGAGAATGCTCTAGTATCTTTCGCATGATGATAGCCACGGAACCGTTAGGCAAATGCTGAAGCACATCTTTGCAGAGGATTAAATCCACATGGTCGAACTGATAGGTTTCCGCATCAGCGTTAATGAAGTGGATGGTATCGGTGGCAAAAGGTTGTAGTTCCTCAATGATAACCGAGCTGGCATCTATGCCCGTGTAACGCACACCGTTAAGGTTGTACCTATTGCCTACTCGCCAATCACCGCAGCCAATCTCAAGGATGCTGGATACTTCCTTAGTCTTAATAAAGAAGTTAACAATGTCTATCCAAGTGCGGGCAGAGAAAGGATCAGAGCCAGGGCCTGACTTGTAGCCCCATGTGGATTTGGTATAGATGTCATCAAAGACTTCCTTGTTACTCATAAGCGAGTACCAATCCATCGGGCTACATTGACAGTAACAGCATTGCCTAACTGCTTGTAGCGTGTTGAGTCAGACTGGTCATCAGTCCAGCCGTCAGGAAAGCCTTGTAGTCTTTCGCATTCCAAAGGAGTAATGCGGCGTACTACTGTATCAGTGGCAACACCATGCCCACCTACCGTATCTATTGTGTACATAGGGTCGCCGTCCTCTCCAAATCCTTTGCCTTGTGGGCCAGCAGTATCTTTTCTGCCAATGACTGTACCTTGAATAGCAAAGGCAACTGATTGTCCACCTGTTCTATCCAATGTGTACATCGGATCATCTTCTGATCCGACACCTAAGCCATTTTGTTTCTTATCCATCTCGCGTCCGTCCTGAATTGGAAATATTGCTGGCACGTTACCACCACCCGTTCCCCATCTCGAAATAATCGTTGGCACTATTTCATCATCATAAACACGGACATCATTTACCCGCGTACCATCTAAAATCAAAATGGTTGTGCGTATGTCTCCATTATCAAATGCGTTTAATGTAGGCATAACCCCCCCCTCGACCCATGTTTCAAAGTCGTCAACGTTCTGCGCCCGTCTACTTTTCGTGTACCACAAGGTTAAAATGTTCCGATCCACTAGGTCCACCTGTTCCTTTGTGCCACTTGGAAGTGATAGAAGTTATTGCATCTGTTGAGGCAAGCCAGCCAGCTGTTCTAGCGCTATCTGTAATTTTGCGGGTAACTTTTTCCCTCGATTGTTTGCTCGTCTGAGAATCCCCTCGCAGGCTTTCTTGCTCAATGAATATCGGCTGTCCACTTCGGTCAACAGTACTTCCGACAATGAAGATTCTACGGCGGCGTTGGGGTACTCCGAAGAATTGCGAATCAAGAATTCGCCACTCGATGTGGCCATACCCTGAGTCGGCCAGTTCAGAGATGACGACTCCAAAATCGCGTCCTTGGTTGCTTGATAGAAGTCCTGGCACATTCTCCAAGATGATAGTTTGTGCTTTGACTTCCCGTGCAAATTGTATGGCATCCCAGAATAATCCAGATCTTGCCCCAGCGATACCAGCACGCTTTCCAGCAACTGAGACATCTTGACAGGGGAATCCTCCACAAACAATGTCAACTTTTCCAATTAAATCAATCTCCTTTGCCCATTCGATAGCGGTGGTTACATCATCATGCAGTGGCACATCAGGCCAATGCCTCTTAAGAACTTTTTGTGCATGTTTATCTATCTCTACTTGACCTACGCAAGTATGCCCCGCTTGTTCTAAGCCAAGATCAAACCCGCCAATGCCAGCAAACAAAGATACAAAAGTACTCATGCGTTCAGCCTTTCCTCAAACCACTCTTTGCCATAGGCTAAGTATACATCATTAACATCTTGGTTATCGGGAAGCTGAACCACTGTGGCTTTGTCTAAGTCCTCTTTGATCCGCTTGGCTAACTCTTGTCCTGGGTTTCGACCATCTTCTTTAATGTCATTATCTGCGAAGATAAGAATGCGGGAGTAAGATTCAAATAGTTTCGGGAACCAGGGCTTCCATTGACTAACGCCTGCAACTCCGACTGATGGGATGCCAACAAGACCCGATAATATGATCGTGTCAATCTCCCCCTCGCAAATGGCAATCGTGTCACTATACCGATGAAGGTCAACAACATTGAATAGCCCCACCTTTTGACCCGTAGGATAAAGATACTTTGGTGTGCCACCATCTATGCTCCTAAACTTTAATCCCACTACACCTGCTGGTGTGCGATACGGAATGGATAGTCTGCCTACTGAATGCTCATGGCCAGCACTAGGCGCCTCTACGCTTCCAAGCAGGAACGTATCCGCGACTTCCCGAGTGATGCCCCGTGCCTCTAGGTAAGAGACTGCCGCTGGTGTTAGCGCGTTGGAGTATCTTTCGGCTGCTTCCGTTAGCAAGTTGCGCTGCTCTGTGTTTAACATCTACAAACTCCTTTAAGTTTTCCTTCCGAGCTACCAGATCATACACGTCACCTAGTAGTTGACACACGAGGCAGTTATATGTCTGCGTGTCGAGATTATATGCTGCGCTAGCATGACCATCATCATGCACCACGCACTTGCATGGCACCCATCCATGCCTGTCTAAAACGCTTACGCCGTAATGCTCAAGCACGGCACCAAGGTCAGGCTTAGAAATAGTCACATTCAGATTTCATTGCCACTTCGATAATTTTAAGCGCTTGAGTTAAAGTGGCATTATGTTTTTCCAAGAGCTTGACTAGTTTCATTGCTTCTTCAAAGTCTTTTCTCCACGCTAAACCTTGTTCGGTTTTTAATTTCAAACTGCGGGCTAAAAACTCTTTGCTTTGGCCATCAAGAACCTTTAGTTCTTCTTCGGTAAATTCTGCATTACCTCGTGCTGATTCGTTCATTCTACCCCTCCTGTTGTCCTTAACCACTGCGTCAAGTCCTGCACTACCCATGATTGTTCTAGTCCTGCCATGCGGCGCTTGACTATTACATAGGCAGGTGGCACTGGGTCTATACCTCTAGCCTTGGCATAGTTAAATGCTTCAGTCGTAGCTTCGCGCCAAAACTGTGGAAGATCCATCTTGGCAGTAGCCTTCAGCTCAAAGATGTAGGGCTGACCAGCAACCATACATACGATGTCGCCTTCATCATCCTTGCCAGCGAGGCGTAATCTTTCCGCTGATAAACCTTTGCCACGAAGGAACTTTAGGATGCCAGTCTCAAAGGCAGAGCCTTTGCGTTTGTTGGCTGCGCTCATTCCCACTCCTTCTCTATGGTCTGAATAGTTAAGCAGGGATAATCAAAGTCAGGACAAATTTCACAATACCCATTTTCATTGGCTTGCTTGTGTAGTTCTACTACTGCGCGAAGGGCTGACCAAGCATGAGCATCAAGTATAGATACGTTCTTTGCGTACCTATCTATCATTGCTAGCAGTTCATCGTGGGTCATCAGTATCCACCTAAGCAGTTATTAGAATGCGTATGCCTGCTGTAACTGACAAGGTATGCGCCTTTGGTTGGAGCAAACAACTCTGTGCCGCAAGCGCCACATTCGCCGTACCATTCGCCTGCCATAAAGTCGTATGTCATAACCCCACCATTTCTAGCAGATCCTCTGCTCCACGCTTAATCATATACCTACGAGCCAACTCCCATTGCTCATCTGTAATCTCTGGAATGTTCCAGCTATCAAGGATAGCAGCAGAACCGCTAAAGTAATCCACGCCTTCTTTGTAACTCATTGGATTTGACTCCAGCTCTGCGCTAGGAATTGAGAAGTACGATCTGAATACATAGTCATGCGACTAGCATCTGCCCATAGTGTTACATACTTAGAACCATCTGCGCTGTTGGCGGCAAAGCGGTTCTTCACACACGCTACTCTAAACTCACCTGACTGTGGCACTAAGGCAACAGTAATAATCATTTCTGGTAGCTGAGCAATCTTACCTTGGATAGCCTTACGGCTAGGTGGCAAGTCTGCTCTGCCCTCTGACTCGGTGGTGTGATGGAGTAGCAAGACACCCGCCTCAGTCTCTCGAGCAATATGGTGCATAGCCTTGGCAATCTCTCGTAGTCCTGCCCACTCATCATTATGTAGCGACACCACATTCATGGCGTTGTCTACGATAATCATATGTGGATACTCGCCATATGCTTCAGCATAGGCGCGGATAGATAGATCAATCTCGTCCAAGGTTGGGCTTGGGTAGAAGTCAAACTGTAAGTGCTTCACACTTTCCAGTTCTTGTCCATAGAATTCCTGCCCTGTACCTGAAGCAAACGCCTCTTCAACAGTAGAAACTTTATGACCAGTAACCATAGCTGCTGCACGAATTGCGGTTGTATAACCGTCTGTATCTGCTGATATGTACAGCGTTGGCACCTTCATTTGCACTGCCATCCAAAGAGCAATGAGTGACTTACCAGCGTTAGGCTGGCCAGCAATCATTGTTAGTTGTCCTCTGCGAAACCTAATCCCCTCTTGTTGTAAAGGGGGGAATAGGTCAGGCAGTAGTGCATAATCATTGGTACTTTTCGCTGCCGCTTGATGTAGTGACAGCATCAGATATTATCGAACGAACTTAGGCTCGCAC